ATGCCAACACACGCAACACTCCACCCGTTTCACTTCAAGATCGGCGTGGAGATCTGTGTCTTCTACGGCAAGACCGAGGCTGAAGCACGCACCAACGCAGAAGCCTGGGCTCGCCGATTCAAGAAGGGTGGTGTAACTCGTGTCAAGCATCGACGCAAGAGCGTATGACGCTTGGGTCACGCGCGAGCCACCGTGGTACGGACCCGACGAAGCATGGGAGCTACTGCTACACTGCTCCTTCTGCGGCGGCTGGGTAAGCACCAGGCACGAGAACATGATCGAGCAGGTCACGCACAAGATCAAGCAGACCTGCTATGGTTCCGGGCCACAGCCTGAGGACTTCATGATGCAGCACGACGAGTGCCCGCATCCCTCAGACTTCAAGCACGGTAAGCACGAGGTCGATGCTTACGGTGGCATGACAACGTACTTCCGCTGTAAGAGATGCGGTGGCGAAGCAAAGCTGGACGAATACTGATGGTCAGGGTCTCCTACTCTCTGACGCTGACGGATGACGGACACGTGATTGTCAAGGTAAGCAAGAAGGCACCCGATCACGTGTACGTTCCGGGCAAGACGAGAGCGCAGTTGACTCGCGACGTCCTGTTCTTTCTGCGCGTCACCGATGTACCGATCAACAAGGATCGTCTCCAAGCAGAGCTAGACGAGATGATCTGGCAACACGTACCAAAGCGTGACTGGTACTGAGCAGCAGCGGCTCACCCACCAGGGTGGGCTTGCTGGTACTCAGACAGAGTATCATAACCAGGGAGGTTGATGTGGATAAGCACATCACGATTGACTTCCAGTATGACAAGATCACACTGGACTTCAAACTGCCGAAGCTGAAGGCACCGCTCGATGACGAGTGGGCCGCGCTGACGCGGGAGGAGCAGCGCCTCTACCGGAACACCGGCAGCCCGACCTACGGGTGGACCGATGTGATGGAGCAGGAGGACAGCTGGTTCATCAAGGAGATGTGGGACCAATGCGCGTCCTACATCGAGCACGGCGAGCCTGGTTGGGACACGTTCTCGCGTGACGCCCAGTGCCGGCTCGTCGCCAGGCGCGTGGCACGCATGAACGCGCTGATGGTCTACGGTCCCGAGTACCTCCTCATCTAATGGCCAGGCAAGAAGAGCCATACGACGAGGAGCGCGAGGACTACGCCAGCTTGGCCGACGAGGCCAGCGCACCCGAAGCCCATCCTTGGAAGGACGAGGACTGGGACGAGCGCGCAGTGAAGAACGCCAAGAGCTACGCCAAGAAGCACAGTCTGCCTTGGCCGCCAGGACTGGGCGACATCGACCGGTGGTACGACCTGTACACCAACGGAGAGCTCTGATCAGCGGCTGTGCCCAGAGATGGGCATGGCCGGTGCTCAGAATCATCTGACACTATAACCAGGGAGGTAAGCATGGCAGAAGCCAAGATCACCGTCAGCTTCACTCCCGGTGAGTTCGACCTCGTCAGGGAAATCCTGAAGGGCGAGAGCCTCCGGGCGCAGGCGGTCTTCAAGGACACGCATACCGATGCCAAGATCCGTGCGGAGCAGCGCCAGTTGTCCGCGCAGATCGAGGACATCATGTCGAGGCTGCGGTAATGGGCGTCAAGAAGCAATTGACGCCTCAGCAGGCGATTCTCGATGCCTGGTCGTCAGGCAAGAAGAGCGTGGAGATTGACAAGCGTCTCTTCACCCTGACGCTCCAGACCCATCACCCGATCGTCCACGTCAGTGGCAAGAACATCAAGGTCACCGAGCGCTGGATCATCGCGCGTCCTGCCGACGGCAAGCCGGTGCCGCTGTACAGCATCGGGTACAAGAACAAGCTGCGCAGCAGCCTCGCGTGATGGCTGCCCCGCAAAGCAAGGATCTGGTCGCAGCAGCGCTGTGTCAGCTTCTCACCACGCACCACGAGGAGTTTGTCCACGAACTGCAGTCGCAGTTCAAGGGCAGGATCAGCGTTGAAGTGCAGGATCTCACTCGTGGTGAGATCGTAATGCGCTTCAAGTTCGGCTCAGAGAGTAGCAGCAGCATGCCGAAGTATCTCCGCGTCAAGATCTCGGAGATGGTGTGACGCAGCAGGTTGCCTAGCTCAGCTAGGCTTCCTGGTACGTCAGCCGATGTACCGAACCAGGGAGGTAAGTATGCCAAGATGGCATGCCCCACTAGATCCGGAATGTCCGGATGTGGCGGCGGCAAGTCAAGCCCAAGCTGAAGATCCGATGTGGGCATATGCTGACATCGGTGAAGAGTGGTGGGAAGACTTCCGCAAACGTCATCTGCCCAACTGCGAACGGTGCCGTGAGTATGGTGCCGCGAACATTGAGGTGGTCTGATGTCGAAGGACGGTATGATCATCCTCGACACGCCAGAGGCCATCCAGGCGTTCTTCATGCTTCAGGTCTACAACAAGCTGAAGCTGGAAGTGAAGACTGCCGGCAGTGGCATGCGGTGGCGTGTTCCGCCAATGGCACAGGCGCAAGCATATTTGCGCAAGGCGGGCATCAAGCCCAAGGGTCGCAAGGCCACGGTACTCGTTCAGTTCGAGCAGTACCTGAAGGACACCGGAGTGCTTCGCGGTGAGTGACAAGGACAAGCTAGACGCGATCGTCGTCACTGTCGAAGAACTGATCCACAAGCATAGTCAGAAGGAACTCCTGGCACAGCGCGAGCTCACGCATCCGTCTAAGCAGAAGCGCGAGAACGCATCACGTGCGATGGAGTACCACAAGCACATGCAGGACATCTACGGTGGTCTCCTTGATGACATCAAGGACATCATCGCTGCCTGAGCCTGCGGGTGGTGCTACGAGAGTAGCGCCGACCCGGAGTTTCAGGTAAACTCCATCCGGTAAGTAACCAGGGAGGTCTTATGACCGTACAACGAGACTCGGTACCAGACTGGGCTCGCGACAGGCAAACCGAACGTGGTGAGCGTGTCGCAAGTCAGAAACAGCTGGACTACATCCGAGACCTCATTCAGAAGCAGGACCTGACGTCATTCACCCAGGAACAGCGGGACGCTCTTGAGCAGCCCGAGGAGTTCTGGGTCGAGGAGACGACACGGCTCAGCTTCGAAAAGGCTAGGAGGATTCTGGATCTTCTGATCCCGCTTCCTCGCAAGCCTCGCGAGACCATCGTCAGCGAAGGTGTCGAGACGAGCACGGCTCTCTCCGGATTGCCGCCTGGTCGATACGCACTGCCGAAAGCCGGCACGGAACTCGAAGACAACGAGCTTCGGTTCTACCAATGCTGGGAATCGCGTGACAAGCAGGCCAAGCGTCTGTACGTCATGTTCGGACCCAGCCAAGGCAAGCTGCCGCCTGACGTGCAGAACAAGATCGCGAAGATGATCCTCAAAGAGGGCATCCGCGAGTGCGCGATTCGATTCGGTATGGAGATCCGCCACTGCTCCAACTGTGGCTATCGCCTCACCAACCGCATCAGCCGTGAACTCGGCATCGGACCGGTCTGCGGAGGCCGCATGTTCGGCGAGTCAGAATGGAAGTCCGAGGTCAAAGCCAAGCGGGCAGAGATCATCGCTCGTGGCGAAGACCCGGACGAGGAGATCGACGACGAGTAGTACAGCACGATAGCAGCCACGGCGGCTGCTAAGTGCGCTCTGGGTGGTCCTCCCTGGGCCCATAGAGCGCACTTAGGAGCCGCTGAATAAGTTGCTCCAAGGACTAGCTTTTCTGGCTAGGTTCAGGTATGATTTTCTTTCCTGATTCACCGAGTAGACACTACCGAAGGGAGCAGTAATGGCAAGGGAAGCAAGGGCTGTGCCTACCGCACAGTTCAATAAGCTCGTCGCCCTCATCAAGAAGAACGGTGGGGAGTCCGAGCGGTGGTACTCCGAGCAGACTGGGATCGAGATGAGCATGATCGGCCGCGCAATGTGGCAGGCCGAGCTCACCGCAGATCCCAGCCTGAAGATCGCGGCCACGCCGGCAGCGATCTACAAGGCGGCCAGCAGCGGCAACTTCCGCTGGCCCCGCATCGCTGTCTACGCTGGCGTCAGCGTCGGTCAGGCCAAGGCGCTCTACGAGCAGGCCGGTCACGGTTCTGCCCCGAGCAACCTGACCGCTCGCGGTCGGCAGTTCGACGGTGTCACCACGGTCAAGAAGACGGGTGGCTCCGGTCGGCGCGGCGCGGCTGCCAAGGCGCAGCCGAGCGGCACGTCCGGGCGGCGTGGTGCCGCCAAGACCGAGCCCACCAAGCGCGGTGGGCGTCCTGCCGGACGCAGGGGCACGCGCGCAGGCGCAAACCCCAAGTAAGGCAGGCGGTCGAGGAAGTCCTCGCATCCGGCGACCCACCAGATACGACGCCGCTTGAGCGTCTGCTGGTGGGAAGCCGGATATGGGTCGAAGTTCAGGAGACCACGCGAAAAGGCAAAGATGATGGCCGTGAGATCGAATACACATTGCCAGCTCACATCTATGATGTTCGCGTGATGTCTTTCCGACAGTTCCTACCAGCCGACAAGAAGAAGCACCGTGAGAAGCATCTGGTGCAACTCTACACGGATCCTGGTGGAATGAGGACTCTGTCTGTTGGCAGCATTCGGCTCCGTGACCCACGACGCCGGAGAACTTCGTGAGCGCTGTGGCTGTGCCCGGAAGCGGGCATGGCCAGAGTGCTTAGGGCACTCTGTACGACACCTACAAACCAGGGAGGATAGTTGTTCAGTCCCGATACTTGGCTCATCCTGGGGATAGGATGCGCTGTAGTAGGTGTGTTGGGTATGTTCTGGCTCGCCGTTCTGGGCATAATGGGGATCGCCTCGCGGTCTGATGAACGCATGGAGATCCTCGCTGCCCGGCGAGTCATGAATGACGTCATCACGTCTTCGGCTGACGACGAAGATGACAGCAACACTCTGAAGTGGATTCTCATCGTGCGGACCGCTATTCAGATGCACCGCAAGGAGATGAAACTGCACGAGTAGTAGCGGCTGGCGCTCTGGGGAGAGCGTCGGCCGGTGCCACTCGGCACCCCAATGGGAAGGGAGGTAGCATGGCAAGAAGACTAGAAGATCCAGAGCAGTTTGTCAGTAAGCTTCCACCCTTCAAGGTGAAGCCCAGCGAGGATTACCCTGGCTGGCTGATCGTGGAGTGTGGGCGCGATGACTGTGCTGGGGTCTTCCTAGTACGCAAAAGTCATTGGACTCGTGCTCTGGTACGTCGAGGTACGACCATAACCGGGCGAAGCTGTCCCTATTGTTTCCGAGCCGGACGCATGCCAAGTGGCAAGCGGAAGTCTCGTGCGTAGGGTATAATCACCCGGTTCAGACACTACCAGAATACAAGGAGTACCATGAATAAGGCATTTGCGGAAATGAGTGCCGCAGGTGACAGGATCGAGATCTCATTCCGGTATGACCCTGATCTCGTAACATGCATCAGGGAAGTGCCGGGAGCTCGATTTGTTCCCGCGAACGAGGGCGGTCCCATGTGGACCGTTCCGTTGACACTCGAGTCTGCGCGAATGCTCAACAAGTGGATGGGGCCAAGCCTCGTTCTCGGCAGGGCATTCAAGCAGTGGGGCAAGGAGGCGATCGACAGGGAGCGTATGCTCAACGACCTGGCCACGGTGGATGATCTACCGGCGGACAAGCTGCAGATCGCACAAACCATGCCGGATCTCGCTGAGTGGCTACGTGGCTACCAGCGTGCGGACACACAGTTCCTCGCGGCAACGTCGGCTCTGAACCTGAACCAGCAACGGCTGGGGAAGACTCCGGAGACGATCGCTGCCGTGTTTGAGGCAGGCCTCGGCGATGGACCGCATCTTGTATGCGCTCCGAAGACGAGCCTGAATACAGTGTGGCGTTTCGAAGTGGAGCGTTGGACAGCGAAGCTTCCAAAGCCGCACGAGGTCATCACGTACTCCGGCGAGATGTCGCAGCAGACCAGGGCCAACGCCATCGAAGAGTTCTGGAAGTGCATCGATGAAGAGTGGCCCGTCTGGTTTGTCTGCACGTATCAGACCGTTCGCGACGGTGCGGAGCCGTTCATGGACCCGAAGGAGTTTCCTGAGGGTTGGGCGTCTTTCACCATCGACGAGTTCCACAAGAGCGGTCTGCCGCGTGCCTCCGGGAAGAAGGATCCGAAGAGCAACAGCAAGTTCGCGCTCGCTGTGAAAGAGATCAACGCACAGCGACGCTACGCGCTGTCCGGCACGCCGATGGGTGGTAAGCCCATCAAGCTGTGGGGCGCTCTTCACTTCATCTACCCCAGGCAGTACACGTCAAAATGGCAATGGGCTAAGACGTGGTTGCAGGTCAACAATAATGGCTACGGTAGCGACATCGGCGGGATCCAGCGTGGTCGCGAAGATGAGTTCTACCGTGCCATGGCGCCATACGTGGTCCGCAGGCTGCGGTCTGAGGTTCTGCCTCAGCTGCCGCCAGCGCAGTGGATCGACGTGTGGTGTGACATGACTCCCAAGCAAGAGAAGCAGTATCGGGAGTTCGCTGCGCGAGCAGAGACGACCATCGAAGAACTGCAGCTCAACGCCATCGGCATCCTAGCCGAGTACGCTCGGCTCAAGGTGTTCGCTGACGCATACTGCGCCGAGATGGTGAACAAGGAAGTCAACTGCGGTACATGTGGTGGCTCAGGTAAGATCGAGAACGAGGCTGGCGCGAACACTGGTTCGACCGTCAGCTACACCTGTCCTCGCTGCCTGGGTAGCGGCAAGCGCACTATTCAGCATCTCATCCCGAGCACGGACTCTGGTAAGCTGGAGGCGCTCGTAGAGCGTCTGGCTGAGCAGGGTATCGTGGGCAAGAACTCGGCTGGTGACGAGGCTGAGGGTGAATCGCTCGCCATCGTCGCCTCGCAGTTCAAGGAAGTGGCCGACATGGTCCACGCCTATCTGAACGCGAACGGTATCAAGGCAGTCAAGATCACCGGTGACACCAAGGACGAAGATCGTACGGTGAATCAGATGCTCTTCCGTGAAGACGGGAAGCGTCTACCTGACGATCCTCGCGTCATCGTGATGACGACGACTGCCGGCGGTGTGGCAATCACCCTGGACCTGGTCGAGAATGTTCACATTCTTGACGAGACATGGGTGCCGGACGACCAAGAACAGCTGGCCGACCGGGCAGTCAACACCAGCCGTATGCACCAGATCGGCGTGTATGTCTACCGCTCCAGAAACACGATCGAGCAACAGATCGCTGAGGCGAACATCGAGAAGGGCAAGATCAACCGTGATATCCTGGATCTCCGACGGCAAGGCTTCAGGGCCACGATCGTCGAGAGCCAGAAGAACGGTAAGTCATGACTATTCTCGGCAAGAAGGAGAACATCAGCGTCCTGGAGATCTCCCGGACATTGATGCCTGACACCACTTACGAGGCTGTGGTCCTTGAGCTTTGGCTCGGGGACCGCAGCGACCTCGCGACACAGGTCGACCGTTACTTCCTGCTCTACGAGCCGGAGGCCATGGGTGAGCACCTGTACATAGAGAAGTCGTACTCGGGGTGGGAACTTGCCCTCGCGGAGAACGCTTCAAACACCTACCGTCGCGCCAGTCAGGTGCCCGGTGTAGTGCTGTGGGACATGATCGCGAAGGTCAAGGAGTCAGACAGGGATGCCCTGAACCATCAGGCATCCGAAGCCAACATGCTCAATCCTGAATATCGTCGGTACGGCTACGACGGCAAGCGGAATGAGCGGTATGAAGCGTTCCTCAACGCCATTGACACCCTCGCCGACGACTACGACGACGAGGCTGCCTGGGCGGACGTAGACGCATTTCGCCGCATTTACGCGGAACAGCACGAGAAATAGGACCGTACCAGAGAAGGGAGCACAATGACTACCATTCCTGCCATCAAGGTTCGCTGGCGCCAGACTCCACAGTCGTCCAACGTGACGGCTGTGGGTTGGGACCATCGCGGACACATGTACGTTGAGTTCAACGATGGGCGCATCTATATGTACGAGGGTGTGCCCCGTCAGCGAGTGGTCGCCTGCTCGCGTGCCAAGAGCGTTGGTCGGTACTTCAACCGGCACATCAAGAGCAACTACCACCCGATTCAGGTCGCGTGAACACGGTCATGCACGGTCTTGAAGAGGCCGTGTATTTTCCACTCGTGATTATCTTCCTGATTCCGTGTCTCAACGTCGTGAAGACGCTTTTCAAGGCGCATCCAGACGAGAAAATCGTCCCGGAAGAGCCACCAAAGCGTCCTGCACGACCGAAGACGGCACGAAAACCGAGGACTCAATCGGAGCCAAAGCCAGCTGAAGACGACTGGTTCAGCTTCGATCAAAGAATCCTCGACGAATACGGCTCCCAGCATGGGTAGTGCTGGGAGCCGTTTTTTTTGTGGCTCGATTTGAGACTATCGTCTCTGAGAGAACGACGGATAAGCATAATCGCAAATAAATCCAAGGAAATCCAAAGATAGCCACAAATCCAGAATCGCTTGGAACCAGGGCTTTTCCTTTGCTCGCGCTCGCGAGGCAGGATCGCTCTCGCGCGTAGGACTCGATCGCGCGTGTAAGCGCTCGACCGCGCGAGCGAACAAACTGTGTCAAGATCTTAGTTCTTAGTCTCTAAGATCTTCAGCGCGCGAGCGCGTGTACGCGCGATCGTGAGGAAAGGTGACTAGGGCAACTGGCGGCCCGAGCGCGAGCGCTCGCGCGAGAGGCTTGTGGCACTTGTGAATAACTTGAAGGATATTTGCGACAGGAATAGGTGTCGCAGTATTCGTCCGTAAATAGCGGACTTTTTAGACTAGCGCCGGGGATTGGGGTACGGTAGGGTTCCCGGTTCGGGGGCAGTTCCCCGGCGGTCTAGTACCTACAAGTGGTGGAGGGTTCAAGCATGACGGGTAAGCGTGGGGCAGCAAACGGACGCGGTTTGCCTATGTTGCGAACCAGCGAGCGCACCACACTGAAGAAGTGTGAGTGGCTGTGGGACCGGACGTACAACGATCGGCTCAAGCCGCATACTGATGCGCCTGCCCTGCGCTTCGGCAGCCTCGTACACCGCGCACTCGCTGCGTGGTACGTGCCCGGCGTGAAGCGGGGCACCCATCCCGCTGTTGCGTTTGAGGCAGCCTACGAAGACGACATGAAGGAGAACCAGGAGATCTTTGGCATGCGCGTCGGTGAGGGTGACGACGAGCGTTGGGAGAATGCCCACGAGCTAGGCATCGCGATGATGAACAACTACGTGGACGAGTACGGCAACGATGACCGCTGGGAAGTGCTCGCCACCGAGATGCCTTTCCGCGTACTCGTTACGCATGAGGTACGGAAAGCTGAATGGCCGCATAGCAAGGTAGAGCCATGGTTCTACTACACCGGCGTCGTTGATGGTCTCTGGCGCGACAGACGCGACAAGAAGATCTGGATCCCGGATCACAAGACTACGGGTGGCATCGGCGACAAGAACTGGAGCCATCTGGTACTGGATGACCAGGCAGGAGCGTACTGGTCCTATGGCGTGGACTTCTTGCGCGAGAAGAAGATCCTTGGCCCTAAACAGCGGCTCGCCGGGATGATGTACAACATCATGCGCAAGGCTATGCCTGATGAACGAGCGAGTAAGCTGATTGACGGCAAGCGCATGTATCTCAACCAGGATGGCACGGTCAGCAAGAAACAGCCGTCACCGTACTTCAAGCGGATGCCGATCTTCCGGGATGAGCACGACCGCGAGGAGGTCAAGTACCGCGCACAGGTCGATTACGCTCGCATTGAGCTATTCAGACGCGGCCAGCTGCCGCTCACGAAGAATCCGGGCATGTTCACCTGCCCGATGTGCCCGATGCGCGACGCCTGTGAACTGCACGAGACCGGCAACGACTACTTGGCATTTCTCGAGCAGACAACGAAGCAGTGGGACCCGTACAGCGAGCACGAAGTGTACGAGGGTAGGTGATTTGCCGTATGGCGATCCAAAATCGCATTTTTATCTGCATCGGTTCGCAGAAAGGGGATTAGATGCCGCGTCGGCCGCAAACAGGCTCGCACGTCCGACCGTCGGGTAGGCAGGCGAACCTGTCGGTCGTACAGGCACCCGTATCACCCCACCTGAACTTCACGCAGCTTGGTGAGTCAGAGTGGATTAGGATGCTGGTCTACAGCAGCCCTGGTAATGGCAAGACTAGCTTCATCGCGACGGGTGCTGCCGAGTACCCGACGCTCATCATCCGCAGTAGCATGGACCTGATACCAGCGCGAGCGTTACGCAGCGGCGCACACGAGATCGTTGCGGACACGCACGAGAAGATGTTGCAGATCCTGGAGTGGTGTCAGCACATTGACCCTATGCCCTATGAATGGATCTGGTGGGACTGCATCAGCATCGCGCAGGACGTATTGCTGGACGACGTTTGGGAAGCCGCGTGGCGAAACAAGCCTGGCCGTAACTGGGTACTTGACGACAATGGTCGGCCAACCAACAAGCCCAACATCACGTCCACCGGCGGCAAGGACAAGCCGGAGTATGGTACCAATGCCGACCGCATTCAGCAGTGGGTGCGGCACATGATCGGGTGTAAGCGGTTCCACTTTGGCATCACCGCTCACCCGCTAGAGGGACCGCATCCCGCGAACGATGAGGGTGGTGACGTCCTTCGCCCGTACATACAGGTACGCCAGATGCCAGAGAAGATTTGCGGCTACATGAATATGGTGGGGTTCATGGAAGTCGTGGAGGAAGGCAAGAAAGAGATTCGTCGGATCCACTTCACCGAGTCCAGCCGGTACTACGCAAAGGATCACTTCGATGCGTTCCTACCGGATGGGTATGTAGACGATCCGACGATCCCGCAGATAATGCGGGCAGTAGAGGCGGCACGCTCAGGCGGCGCTGGTTTGCGCAGCCAGCGAGGTCGTGCGGCCGCAACTAGACGAGGCAGAAGGGAGCAATAGTGGCACGTCTCATTGACTACGACGTCACTGGCGTCGAAGAGTCAGGTGGCGGTACCGGCGTCAAGGTACCCACCGGACTTCGCGTCGGACGTATCGCGTTGTGCGAACAGCGCGAGGTCAAGGCAAACGGCCAACCCGCGAACGACATCCGGGTCGGGTTGGACATGGGGCCAGACTACGACTGGCTCTTCACGTACATCGGGCTGGGTCCCGAGAGCGATTGGAAGCTGGCGGAGTTCATCCGAGCATGCCAGCTGAAGGAGAAAGGCAAGCTGGATCCGACCAAGCAGGTCGGCAAGATCATCCGTGTGAAAGTCAACCACGGAGAGTACAACGGCGAGTACGCGCCGGATGCCGGCAAGCTAATGCCGTCTCAGGACGGCGACGAGGTCGGCGGTCTGTCAGCCACTGCCGCAGCCAACGGCAGTAGCAACGCGATCGAGACTGACGAGGAGGAGGCAACGTCGCAGTACGCAGACGGTTTCGTTCCTTCGCGTGAGGATGACCCGGAGGTCGGCAGCTACGACGACTGGGCCGATGACGATCTCGAGGCAGAGGTCAACGACCGGGGTGCCACTATCCCCGGTGGCCGTGGCAACAAGCGCGACAAGCTGATCAAGGCTCTGCGCGAGGAAGACAACGCTGTCGCCGATGCCGCTGACGAGGCGGGGCAAGAGGCAGAGAGCGGTGACGAGGATGGCGACGATTACGAGTCTTGGGACATCGATGCTCTGAAGAAGGAGTGGGAAGATCGCAACCTGGGCGACATGCCCAAGATGCGTGGAAGCGGTGCTGCCGAACGGCTGACTGCCGCCATCATCGAGGCGCTGCGCGAGGACGACGCAGCCAATCCGTTCGAGTAGCTATGGCTGAAGCAGGAGAAGCATTTGGGACGGACGATCTCGCACTCGCGACGACGCTCGCCTGCGCGGGGTTTGAGTATGACCTGAAGAGGCTGAACAGCACAAAGGTTGCGTGGATCTTCACGCCGCCAGAGAGCCGTGATGAGGAGTTCTATGATCTACTGGCCGACTACGAGAGCCGTCGCTGTACGGTAGAGCCGTGGTCGTTCACTATAGAGCTCAGCCGAATGAAGACGGTGCTGTTTGCGTTCTTGGGGAAGAGTCCGGCAAGACCCAATGCTTCTCCTGCAGCAGCCTCCGCTTCTGATGGCTAAAGTAACATCACGTCAAATACAGGTCTTACAACCGTACCTGGAGGGCGAGACCCCAACTCACAGGAATGATGATGGTACCAGAGAATGGAACATGCACTGTCCGCTCCACGGCGACTCGCGTAGGTCGGCGAGCCTCAACGTGGACAAGGGTGTCTACTACTGCTTCAAGTGCGGTGGGATGCCAGTAACTGCCCTCATCCGTAGGCGGAGCGAGTGGACGCCAGCATCAAGCAACGGTGTGTCTCCGAATCTCAACGGGCAACCACCGGATAGGAAGCAGCGTGTCATCAGCCAGGCCATGGTAGACGGGTGGCACTCGGCGCTAATGTCAAATCCGGGTGCGCTACAGTGGCTACACGAGCGCCGTGGTCTGACTGATGCCACGCTCAAGAAGTTCAAGGTCGGACTACAGGATAGCGCCAACTACACCATCCCTGTATATGACGAGGATGGCGAGCTAGTCAACATCCGGTACTACAATCCGCGTCCTGCTGAGGGTCGCCGCAAGATCTGGGGCGAGATCGGTTACAACAAGCCGCCACGCCTATACCCTCTAAGCGTGCTCGCGAGCGCACCTGGTGAGATCATCATCTGCGCGGGTGAATGGGACGCCATGCTCGCAATCCAGTATGGGTTCAGTGCCATCACCCGTACCGCCGGGGAGAACCAATGGGACATGACCTGGGGGCCATTGTTCAAGGGTAAGACGGTCTACATCGCGCAGGACATGGACGACGAGGGGCAACAGGGCAATGTCAAGATAGCCCGTAGCCTCTCATCCGTGACTGACTCTATCTATTTGGTGAAGCTGCCATATCCCGTGGTGCCTAAGCACGGTAAGGACATCACCGATCTGCTCACCGGCGAGGGTCCTGCCGCTCTTAGGGCTGCGATCAGCGGTGCTGTGAAATATGTTGGCAAGGCCGCACGCGCCGGGCGCAGGCAGAAGGACGTGCCGGTAGACACGGTCACCGTGCTAGACACATTTGACAATGAACGAGTGGGCATACCTGTGCGCGTACTCGTCACGCTGAAGGGGCGCAAGGAACCTGGCTACCTGATCCCGCGTAAGGCACGCCTAGTCTGCACCCAGGATGCCGGTACCAAGTGCCAAGGCTGCCCACTCAACGCGAACCAGGGTCAAGCTGAAGTCTTCATTGAGTCAGATGACCCGCTCATCCTCGGCATGATTGAAGCGACGAAGGAACACGTGGCGAAGGTTATCAACGACGCCTACGGTATCCCTGGTGGCAAGTGCGGTAGGTTGCAGCATGAGTACGACGAGCATCATTCGGTAGATGTATTCTTTGCGCGACCCGCTCTTGACTACACCGACGGTGCGGACACATCACCGGACGCCGCGCAGTACAAGAGCATCTCTATCACATCGGTAGATCATCACAGCCTACTGCCGAACAACACAGTCTCAGCTATCGGTGCGTTGCACATGAACCCGGTCAACCATCGCAAGGAGTTCCTAGCACATGAGCTGAGTTACATGGAGACCGCCGTTGATCAGTTCGACATGAGCGACGCTGCGATTCGTCTCATGAAGAAGTTCCAAGCACCAAGCGATCCGATCAAGAAGCTGGCCGACATCAGCAAGGCTCTGAGCGATCACGTCACGCACATCCAGGGTCGTCCCGAGATGCACGCGCTGATGGACCTGACGTTCCACAGCCTGCTCAGCTTTGACTTCGCAGGCGAACGAGTGAATCGCGGCTGGCTAGAAAGCCTTATTGTCGGTGACACACGTACCGGCAAAAGCCTGGCGGCCGAACGGCTGATTCGTCACTACGGTGGCGGGGAGCTAATCAGCTGTGAGGCTGCCAGTTTCGCAGGCGTGGTGGGTGGCCTCCAGCAAATGGGTGGCCGGGACTGGGCAGTCACATGGGGCGTCGTACCGATCAACGACAAGCGTCTGGTAGTACTGGACGAGATCAGCGGTCTCTCACCCGACGAGATAGCACAGATGAGCGACATCCGCTCGTCGGGTATGGCTAGGCTCGTGAAGATTCAGCAAGAGTCAACCTGGGCTCGCACGCGACTTATCTGGCTAGGCAACCCACGCAACGCTACCATGGCCAACTACACCTACGGGGTGGACGCCATCAAGCCGCTGATCGGTAACGCAGAGGACATAGCACGCTTCGACCTAGCGATGGCGTGTACGCTGTTTGACGTACCTGCCGAGAAGATCAACCAGCCGGTGGGCGGTGGTGAGCTACGGTACACATCCGAAGCTTGCCACCAGTTACTAATGTGGTGCTGGACCCGCAGCGTAGACCAGGTCTTGTTCCAGAAGCGTGCTGAGACGAGGGTGTTCGAGTTGGCAAATGAGATGGGTAAGCGGTACATCGAGGATCCGCCACTGGTACAGGCGGCGAACATCAGGATCAAGATTGCGCGCATCGCGGCAGCGATAGCAGCGCGTCTGTTCAGCACCGACTCGACGTACCAGAAGGTGGTCGTACGACCGGAGCATGTGAATGCGGCGTGCCGCTTTATGAACGTTCTGTACGGTATGCCTACGTTCGGGTACCGCGAGCGGAGCAAGGAGATACTGTCTGACCGTGAGGCGGCGCAGAGCAACAAGGAGAAGATGGCACAGTACCTGAAGGGTCGCCCACTACTCGCGAAGCACCTCAGGAACCAGGGCAAGTTCCGCCGTCAGGATCTTGAGGAGCTACTCAACGTCCCACGCGATGAGGCGAACGGCATCATCAACACGCTGTACGAAGCACGCATGGTAAGACGCTACCTCGGCGACATCTACGTCGAGCCTACACTACATGAACTTCTCAGGGAGGTAAAGATTTGATCAACGTCGCGATCCTAGGCTGTGGCCCGGCGGGACTCATCGCCGCCCACGCGATCGATGAGTTCGACGACGCATACGTGGCGATCTTCAGCATCAAGGAGAAGAGCGTCCTGCCAGGGAGCATGTACTTACACGAAGGCATCCCTGGCATCAACGGTACCTACCCGGACAGCTATGTTCAGTACGTCCGGCTGGGCACGGCTGAGGGATACGCGCACAAGGTGTACGGCGACGCTGCCCGATATACCGCGTGGGAGCAGTACCTCCAGGCATATCCATCGTGGAACGTGCAGAACGTCTACGACGTGCTGTGGGAGAAGTACGAGGGCATCATCCTTCCCACTGAGTTCAGCGGCAACCTGCATAACCTGCACCACATCGTCGCCGAGTTTGATGTGGTGATCAGTACGCTACCGCAGCCGCTGCTCTGTCACGGAGACCACGACTTCAAGAGTTCACCCTACTTTATCCACACGCTCGTAGCGCCGCCACTGGATGCCGAGAAGGACTTGGTCATCTACAACGGCTACGAGCACGACCCCTGGTACCGCTGGTCTATCCTGAGCGGCATCTGCTCAATCGAGTATTCCATTCAACCAACTGACTTCGACCCGAACGACCGAACGTGGAAGATGGGCGTGAAGGCAGTAAGCAATACCTGCGACTGCTGGCCTCGCGTTCACCGTCTGGGTAGATGGGCAAAGTGGCAGCATGGCGTTCTACTTCACGACGTCTACAAGGGAGCGAAAGAAGTCATGAGGGTACACGCATGATCTTCGAGGAGTCCTATGATACCCAAGGCGCACTGCCCGAAGACGACGCCCACGACTACATGCGGGTCATACGCATGGCCTGGGATGTCCACGTCGATCGCGAAAGGCTTAGGAAGGCACTCTGGAAGAACTACTCCTGTCGTGATCAGGCCGTACAGATCAGAACCAAGATTGACCGAGTTCTCAACGCGCTGGATCTGCTCGATGGAGATCTGACCGAGTCGATGAGGGCAGAGGTCACGCACAACTTGGTGGAGGAGTTCCTTGACATCACCAACTACGCAAACTTCGGCGTGCGTATCGCGGAGGGTACGACGTAGTGGCTGATCGCGAATCACAGTTTGAAGCACTGAGCGTCACCGTACCAGTTCATCGTGACGGGCATGGACACCACACGCCCATCATCCACCGCAAGGTGAAGCGTACGGCGAGGCTACCCCAACGGACAAGGGAGATGGTCTTTGCCTCACTTCACCACCACACGACGTTCAGTTACGGTGACGGCTACGCTCTGCCGTCTGCGCATATCCGGCGGGCAGGAGAGATTGGCCTCACTGCACTTGCGGCTACCGAGCATGGAAATATCTCTTCGCATGTCCAGCTTGAGTCGGCAGCCCGTAAACACGGGGTCAAGCCCCTCTTTGGCGTCGAGCTCTACACGGGAGAACTAGGTGAACAGGCTACACAAAGAAAGAATCACCTTACCATTGTGGCCGAGAACGCGGAGGGATATCGCAATCTGCTCCGACTTGTTTCGGACACGTTTTCAAGAGGATTCTATTATGAGCCCACCGCAGATGGAAAGATGCTTGCGGCTCATAAGCGCGGGTTGGTCATACTTTCTGGATGCCAGGGATCTGCACTTTTTACAGCCGCCGTGGGCGGGAAGCACGTTACTGAAGCTGACGCTTCCTATGGACGAGCGAGAAGACTTGCTTCTCAGTACCTTCGCGAGTTCGGCGATTCCTATTACATTGAGGTTCAGGCTTTTCCTGAGTTGGATAAGACTCGGCAAGCGAATGGGATGCTTGTAAGGATCGCCGAGGAACTCAAGATCCCGTACGTGGTGACATTTGACTGTCACTACACGATCCCGGAGGAGAAGGAGATGCAGCAGATCCTTCACAACCTCCGGCCAGGTGAGAAGCGCAGCCTGGAGGACATGGCGCGTGAGTGGGGCTACAACGCCAACCTCTGCCCGCCATGGACGGATCAGATGATCATGCGCAAACTGATGGGTACGGGGCTGACCAAGCGTCAGGCTATTCAGGCCATACTTACCTCGCGCGAGATCGCGGAGCGCTGTACGGTTGAGCTCCCATCGCTCGAGATGGTGCGGTTCCCGCTACCAGCAGGCTACACCGATGCCCTGCAGGTATGGCGTGACTGGATCCTAGACGGTTGGCGGTACCGGCGGTGTAACAAGCTGTCCGAGCCGCAGCTGAGTGTGTACAAGGAACGGCTGCGGCATGAGATGGAAGTCATCGAGGGCAAGGACTTCATCGACTACTTCCTCGTCATCAGCGACATGGTACGCTGGGCGAAGGACAACGACATCGCGGTGGGGCCAGCACGCGGTAGCGCCGCAGGCTCGCTCGTGTGCTGGCTACTCCGCATCACCGAGGTTGACCCGGTGAAGTATCCTGACCTCGTCTTCGAACGGTTCATCGATGTCACGCGCAAGGATCTGCCCGACGTGGACATTGACTTCTCGTCGGACAGGCGCAACGACATCTGGAACTACATGGAGAGCAAGTACGGACGCGGGAAGGTAAGCACGATCGGGACGTTCACCCGGTACAAGGGAAAGAACAGCCTGGATGCGGCAGCCCGTGTCTTTCACGTACCCGACTGGGAGATTCAAAAGATCAAAGATGTACTCATCGAACGATCATCCGGTGATCTACGTGCCAGCGCGACGGTCGAGGACACGGCTGAACAGTTTCCGCAGGCACGTGAAGTATTTGAGAAGTATCCGGATCTTGGAGCTGCACTTGACCTTGAGGGCAACTACGCAGGATTTGGAGTCCACGCGGCTGGAATGGTCATCTCTACTGGTCCCATCACAGACGTGGCAGCAATATATGAGCGCCAAGTCAAAGGTGAGACGCGTCAGGTCATTAGCATGGATAAGTACGACGCTGAGGCCAAGGGACTTCTGAAGATCGACGCACTCGGCCTGAGTACGATCGAGGCACTAGACCACATGCGAAAGGAAATGGGGTGGGATCTTGATATGCTCTACAATATGCCGCTGGATGACGAGGAGGTCATCCGAGGCTTCAAGGAAAACGACGTCGTGGGTATCTTCCAGTTTGATGGGCGAGCGTGCCGCTACGTCAACGGTGCACTCCAACCTGACCATTTCAAACATGTCTACGACGTTACAGCACTGGGACGGCCTGGGCCTCTTCATAATGGGGCGGCCAACGACTACATCGACATCAAGTGGGGACGCAAGAAGCCGGAGCAGCTTCACCCGGCGATGGGCGAGATTTGTGACAGCACGTACGGGCAGATCGTCTACCAGGAGCAGATCCTCCGGCTACTAGGTGCCATCTTTGACTTTGACTGGACGCACCGCGCTGAGGTGCGCCGGATCATCAGCAAGAAACTAGGCGATCAGGAGTTCAACCGTAAGTGGGAGCAGGCACGTGACGGTGCGATGAAGCTGCATGGCGGCGACGGTATCATGACCGAGGAACTAGCTCGCCTCATCTGGATGCGGCTGATCACGGCAGGCTCCTACGCATTCAACGCTAGTCACGCGGTGAGTTACGGTATGATCGCGTACCACACGATGTACTTCAAACGGTATCACCCTGAGGTGTTCTACAAGTGTCGGCTGAACGTCACGACTGACGCAGAGAAGGCACGACGACTACTGCGTGATTCACAACGGTTCGGCCGCAAGCTGACGATACGCCCTCCGCACCCGAGCATAAGCGGTATCGGCTGGGAGCGGGATGGCAAGGATCTCGTCAGCGGCTTCAGCCAGGTGCCGGGCATCGGCGAGAAGACAGGCGGTGAGATCGTGCGCTACCGGGAGGAGTTTGGCCTACGTGACTGGCCAGATCTGCTACAAGTGAAGGGCGTCGGTCCGATCACGATGGAGCGTATCAAGGAGTTTGCAGACAGGAGCGAGGATCCATTCGGCGCTCTGTGGCTTGACAAAGCCATCACGCATGTCAAGGCAGAGATCGCAAGCGGGGATCTGGAGCAACTTCCGCTGCCGACTCACGTCGCGTCTGACCTGCCCTACGAGCAAGGCAACGATATCGAGGTTGTCTGGTTGGGCTGCATCTACACGCGGAATGAACGCGATCTGTTTGAGTTCAACCAGGCAAAAGGTGCTGAGCTCGATATGAGCGATCCGAAGCACCCGATGCTGAACGGAAGACCTATCAGAGATCCCCACCTGGACAAATGGGTGGTGATGGTCGGTGACGACGAGAGCGACCAACTCGGTCTTCGCGTCGATCGCTGGCGGTACCCCAGGCTGCGAGAGAAAGTCTGGGGTATGAGGCCGGGCAGAGATCTCATTCTCGTGCGCGGTGTCAAACCGGGTTACATGCCCACACGTCAGGTAAGCATCTCTGAGATGTGGGTCATTGACCCGGAACTATGACGAAAGGAGCAAGAGTGGGAGACGAAGAGACCCAGCAGGAGGGCAGTGTGCCCGCCGAGCAGGCTGGGAACGAGCCCAACGATCCCGACACCGGCCTGCCGGCAGAGAATGGCGAAGAGGCCGAGGACGAGAACGGCGAGGGTTCCGACGAGGAAGACGAGTAACGTGGCCGTCGAACTCATCCACACGCGCAAGGTCTGCGTCATTACCTGGGACACCGACGCGGTGAAGGGTAGTCACGCGTCGATCCAGGCCGAGGACGAGGAGAAGCGCAACGTGGACAACACCGGCACCACCAACGTCTTCTTCCCCATGGACTACCAGGGGAGCGTAGACATCACGGTGGTCGGCTCCAAGAGCGGCAGCGACAGCGGAACCATCGAGGTCACGTAGCAGTGAACCGGGTGCGCATGAACGCAGGCGTGAAGAAGGTGCGCGTGTACCGCGAGAAGGAGATGGGCGCTCGCGAGGCCTGCAATCAACGTCAGGAGAATAGTGCCAAAGGCACGAGTCATCCTAGCTGCGCTATGCGCGGCGTTCATCAT